AGCCCGGTCATTTTCTATCGACAGCTTAGTGATTTTTCGGTTAGCTTCCACAGCCGCTTGCGTGTCACCAATTTCCATTGCACGGCCAAGCTCTTTTTCAGCTTGGTCTAATTGCGTGGAAACACGGTTTGTGTATTCATTGACGTAATTGTTATCCAAATTCGCCATGCGGTTTTTTAAACCTTGGGACTCGTGCTGAACTTGCTTTGCGTAATTAACAGCCTCTGATTCCCGACGTTCCGCTTCACGCATCTTCTTAGTCAGGCGATTAATACGCTTCTGTGTTGCGTCATCCGCCCGCTCAAACTGGTCATCAACTTCCGTCGTAGGAGAATCAACTTCTACTTCCTCAGCCTGCGCCCCGTCTAGTTCAAGTTCAATCTGATTGTCGTCTGCCATCTTTCGCTCCTAGAAATGTAGAATATCTTCGGGGTTAGCAATCTTTGCCAACACCTCGTCATCGTTTAAAATCCTGACTTCCCCGCCATCAATTTTAAAACGAGAACCAGCATATCGGGCAAACATTACCCAATCGCCCTTCTCGCACCAAGCTCCTTCAGGGAACTTGTCCGAATCCATGTATGCCAACTCGCCAACCTTTAGGACGTAACCGACTTGGGTTGAAACAGACTGTTCGTCTACAACTTTATCGGGAAGGTATATCCCGCTTTCAGTCTTTCCCTTGCCCTTGTAAGGCAGGATCAACAGTCGCCAACCGGTCGGGTTTGGCATCTTTTCTAAGAGAGAATGACCCAATTGTTCAGGGTCTAAAACTTTATCAGTTTTTTCTTTATACGCGTCTTCCAAGCTGGCTACGCCTAACTTAGCTGCGTCCAAGTCTATTGCATGTGCTTTAATCAACACTACGCTCCTGTTTATCTAGCAGGCCCTTGAGTTCCTGTTCCACATGATTCAGGGCTTCCAAGTTGCCCATAAGCTCACGATATTGCTCTAATGACTTGATGCTGCCGTATTGCATTAAATCGACAACGCCCTGTCTTCTTTCTCTTATAATGCGGAAAACTGCTTCCGCAATATATATCTCATCCATTCCCAGAAACTCCCATTTTATCCGATAGTGGGAACTTATGGGATTTGTTTTAGACCTGCAACATTAATTCGAAATGCGGAGCGTCAATAAAGGGCCGACGCGATTGTGACCTACGCGTGTCTATGTATGAATTCATAGCATCCTCTGCGGTATCATTCCACGCGCCTAAGTCGTCAATAGTCCAAGCAGCGCCCCATCGCAGTTTTACGCCCGCAGCGGCAGAAGCCTCTTTCATGGCATCAGCAATCTCGTCGTACAAGTTCAACTCCCAACGGCCACCATCACAGTAAGCCATCAAATCTACCGCGTTGCCGTCGATGTGTTTACTTTTCATAGTCTGCGAAGCGCCCTTTGCAACCAGAACGCGTTGTTCTTCTATCGTCCTCAACCCGCAAATCACACTGAAGTCCTGCTTCGTAACGCCGATAGCGTACCTCACGACCGTTGCCAGCCTTTCGTCCACACCTTCTAAGTTTGACAGGCTTCGTTTTCCTAACTTGTATCCCATAACTCATTCCTTCCCTGCTATAAGTTCCGCCTGTTGTCTAACAAGCTCCTGTTGTCTTTGTAACTCCAGCCACTGCTTGTCTATCTCAGACAACTGTGGAAAAGGTACAACATTGGGCTCCTTAAACCAACGATTACCCATGAGCTTATTTCCCTGTATACTTTTGTATGGCCCTGTTTCCAAACCAGAATGCTAAGACTGCGCTGAAAAGTCCCTGAGTTTCCGAATCAAACATAAGATCAACAGCCTGCATCCAATCGCCACCCGACTGCGTTACCTTGATCATAATCACCACTTTTGTGGATACGAATAAAGCAAAAAACATATAAGTGATAACGGGCCGAACGGACCCACGGAGGGCGTTGATAAAACGTCCAGCATCAATTGAAGTGTCATGTTCATATAAACCCTTCGTTTCTTCAATGTCTGCCTGCTTGTCTAACTCAACAAGCTTCATCTTAGACAGTTGTTCCGCCAGTTCCGTTTCAAGCTTCATCATCTCCATACGATGAGCCTGTTGCTGGTTGGCTTTAAAGTAATTTAAAATTTCTGGCAGAAACGAACTACCAAAACCTAATAGGCTTCCTAGTAATGCTATCATTTCTCAGACCCTAACCATACCGCAAAAGCCCCAGTCATAGACCCGGAACATATTGAAATCATTGCACTTTGTTGCGTAGACAGGTCATCTAAGGACATGCCCCATTCAATAACCCTTATGTACATGATGGTCATAACAAACATCATAAGTCGGGGCAGAATTCTGTACTCTAGAAACGTCTTAAAATCCATCTGATAATCCTTTTAATATGTCTTTTAGGCTGACTTTAGCCTTAGAGTTTGGTTGATAAAGGCATTCAAATTGTCTTGGGCATTCGCGGAAACTAAGCGTGGGGTAGTGATAGCCTAACGTACCGTTTTTTCCTGAGTATAAGCACACAAGTTCGCCATCGTTGTCTACATATTTCCACAAGTTGCATGTAACGTACTCTGGGTTGAGCAAGGACGATGCAAGGATGAGCGGGAGAAGATAACTCATGATACAAGTACGATCAGATAAATAGCACCGCCCAGAAACCCAATAATTAACATGGATAACCCCAATATAGCCATATTGTTCTGAATTTGCCGCTTGGCCTCGTCCTGTGCAAAAGCCGTCTTTTCCCGTTCAGCCCTAATCTCCCGACGCATATTCAGCATTTCGTCATACGTCCCCCAGCCAAATCTCATGTTTATCATAGCGGCAATCTCTAATTCACGTTCCTTCAAAGTCTTCTGGTGAATTAGTATTTGCAAAGCTTCTTCTTCGATAGACTGACCCTGCGTAGCTCGTTCAAAAAAGGTGGGGTTCTTGCGTTGCGTTTGGGCACGGTTAATGTCCGCGCAAGCGCCATACCAACTTCCAAGTTGTTTTGATATACCTTCTAGCTCCTGAGCATGTCCGATAACTTTTTTGATGCCCGTATAAGCAGCGGAGGCTACAGCAAACGCACTTACAGGGTCAATCATTGCATAATTCCCCTATAAGGAGTTTAGAACATTTGATAAGGTGATTGTATTGCAGGTGCCGTATAGTTTCCCGGAGGGCGACTGTAAAAGTTTTCTTGTATTTGAGGTAAGGACATTACACCCTTAGAGAATTTGTCGTCTTGATAATTAGACAAGCCGTAGCCACCCTGCATTTGATTGGGAGCGTTTGCCGGAACAGGCTGGTATGGCTGTGGCTGCAATGGGGCTGCGCGCTGCGCAGCCCTTTGATTTTCCTGTCCAGAGCGGTCAAACAAAGAACCAATACCCCCCATTTTTCCGCCAAAGGGACCTCCGGGGGAAAAGGGGCTAAACGGCATGGGTTGAGGAGCCGGAACCTCATCACCGGACAAATCGTCAAAAACACCGTCATTGTTAACATCCGTAGTGTCTGTTTCAAAAACTGGACGAGGATTCAAAGGTTGACCCCCCAAGGGTCCGGGAAGCTTTGGAGAAGTTATAGGCTGCGGAGTCTGTGGCGCAAAACGTTCATTCTCAAGACGCGTAATCTCCGATTGTACATCCGCCGTGTTTTCCGAAGATACGTTGCCACGAGCTAACTGACGAGCTAAATCATTGGCAGACCGACCGTCGTCACGAACACCCGCGTTGGGTTTAGGGGGTCCCATAAGACCGGGCGGCGGTCTTATGTTGTCAAAGTCGGGCCTTGGCATTCCCGGAAAACTTGCAACAGACATTTCACCCGGAGAGCCGCCCCGAGAGGCCATAGTCTGCATAGGGTTTTGAGCCTGCCGTTGCATTTCTGCCATGCGTCGTTGCATCTCAGGATCAGCCGGAGAGCGCGCCCCCGAAAGGTCTTGCGGTATGGGGTTTCCAATAGACCCCATCATGGTGGACTGCTGTTGACCCGGACGCACCTGTTGCGCGGGCATCATACGGGCATACTGCTGTTGCGCCTGTTGTTTCGCCTGCTGTCTTTGCGGGTCCATCTGCGCGGGCATCATCTGCGCGGGCCGTCCCTGCATCTGTTGTCCCATGCCCAAGCCCGGAAACCTCTGCATCGCGCTTAACATATTAGCCATAGTCTAGCACTCCAAATATCCGCCGCCCTTTACAGCAGCACCCATGCCGCGGGCAATGCCACGCTTCATAGTTGTAGGAATTTTTACGTCAGCAGTCTTGCCGTAAGGAATGCGGCCCTGACCCTTGATGTCAGCGTACTTTACTGCCTTCGGGGTAGAAGCCGGAGGGGCCCCGTTTACTCTTACTTTAGCCATGCTATTGTCCTCTCTGTTTTAATAATTCACGCTCCATTGCGCTGTTTATACGTTTGTCCGTCTGTTGTTCTTGACTCTGCAAACGCTGCTGGAATTGCTGCCCGCGCATCTGCTGATTGCTCTGATCAAGCTGCAACTTAGCCTGATCCAACTGCGCGTCAGACTGTTCCGACTGCGCCTTGATCTCAAGCTCTTTCTCTTTCAACTGTACCAGAGGGTCAGGACCCTGACCCGACAACTGACCCGATTGCTCTTTAGCCTGCTGCATACCTTGCGCAACCATTTGCGCAACCATTGCCTGATACTGCATCTCATCCGCGCCCGGCGTCTGTTGCATCTGCTGCATAGCCTGTTCCTCAGACTGTACCTTAATGTGTTCCAATATATGCTTCTGTAACATCATGGCAACCGGAGGTAATTGACCAACCATCGGACTCGCACCAAACACCAAATGCGCCGTAATATGCGCCTGATGATCCTGACCCTCAAAAGCCCGTAATTGCATCTGATCCAACGCGTTGATGTTTTCTTGCGCTGGGTCCAAGGGCCGCGGTTCCTCGTCAGGAAGCTCTTTCATTATACGGTCAATGTCCGTAATGCCCAACGATTCATACATATCACGGTAAATCTCGTGCATGTTATGCAACTCAGGAGCCTGACCCGCTAACTGCATCTTAGTCTGTGACAAAGCAATCCGCTGCGCCTGACTAAATACATTCGGATTAGATACCGGTATAATGTCTACACGCTCGTCAAAATCACTGGCCATAATAGAAGCGTCGTCGCCAGCAACCGTATACGGATATTCCTGCGGTAAACTCTCAGACATTACACGCGCCAGAATCTTAAACTCCTGACGCATCGCATAATGCATGCGCTTGTGAACCGCGGACATGACCCGCGAACCCTGCTCCAACATCGCAATCGTTGTGCCAACAGCCGCGCCCTGATTGCCGTCGCCAACCTTCATGTCAGTAATAGTCGCGAACCGCTGTCCAGCCTCAACAACAAAACCTAACAAATTAAATAACGTCTGGTCAGGACCCTTAAACGGTAAAGGCATTAAACTGTCGCGAATAGCGCCGCCCGGTGCATCAACATCCCTAAACTCACCCGGCTGTAAAGGCTCGTCGTCATCCCTGATTCGTAAACCGCGGGCCTTGAAACCAGCCGGAAGGTTCGACAATGTACCCGCGTCAATCAACTGACGAAGGGCGCTGGTCGCCGTCCGCGATAAACCGCCAATGGTGTGGATCAAGCCCAAGCCGTAGAACCCAAATCCCGGCAAGAACTTACAGTGCG